TTCTTTTGGTGTTGGCATTTTGTTATCCTATTGCTAAGTAGTTTGCTTGACCATTCAGGGAAATTGTTGCAGCAGAAAGGGTAGCATTCCACGAAGTAACCTGTGCCTTGAATGAATTATCAAGCATAGACCATACTGATGAGGTTGATGGGATGGGAGTTGAGTATGTACTTCCATAATAAATTAATCTAAATGTTGTAATGTCTGAACTAGAAGTAACATTAATGGTAGTACTGTATGAGCTTGGAGTAATAGCAGTTGCTGTAGTATAGTAAGAGCTTGTGTGCCAACCACTAGAATTGTAATATTGAACAGCAGCCCTTATGCTGGCGTCTGCATAAGCTGTTTTATTACCGTAGTATGTACTGTATAAACTTAACAAACAATATAAATATATATTAACATGGAGATTACGAACACCAGCAGCATTAGTGCTCTGTTGAATTGTGTACCAAGGGCCATTCCACTCAATAGTCCAATCTCCAGTGTGTGAATATAAAGCATGATTTGCCAAAGCACCTGCGCTTCCAATTAATGTATTACTACTAAGTTGCAACTGGCAAACAGTATCAAATAACCAATCATCACCACTTTTGCGGATGTTAGTAGCATCTAATACAAATTTTTGATCTTGGTTTTTATATGCTTGTTTGTAGCTATCTAAAGATTTAGGGCTAATTATAATTGTAGGTGCATCTCTGAAATATCCAACATTTATAGTTTGACCATTTGAGCAGACACCATATTTATTTTTTCTGAGTGATTTATAAAGGTGATGGGAACCTCCGTAGTAATCATAAAAATTAATATCACCCTCGGTAAGCTCTACATAATCGCTCCCAGTTATGTCNCCCCCAGCCGCAACAATAATGCTCTGACCTGCTGTTAAAGTCCCTGAAAGAATTTTATCCGCCGTGATATTCTGTATCTTCGCACTACTAATCGTAGCGTCCTTAATCATCGCCACATCCATATAAATCACGCCGCCCTGCACAATGAACGGGACACTTGCAGGTGAACCGGACACCTTTATTGAAGAAATACCCGGAGCTACCGTGGCAGGGGTCTCCGCTGTGCTAACAACCTGAAAAGTAAAGGTATCAGCATCAACAACGGTAATCAATTTCATGCCGTTGTATTCCGGTTGTTTTGCCCCTGCAATTACACGCTCAGAACCAGACAAAAAACCATGCGCTGTACATACGACCGTGGCTGTTGTTCCGCTTCGGGTAATACTGGTTATAACTTTTGGGGCAACGGCGGGGTCAATAAGGGCGAATTTGGGAGTCTGGAAATAAACTTCCTCCAGGACTTCCGGGAGATCACCAGCCAATATCTGACCTTGCAACATCTCCTGAAAATACGCCGGGTCGTTGGCGGTGTGCGCCGCAGTTCCAGCCACGGCATTAAAACCGCCAAGCGTGTCCCCGCTAATCGGCCGCACCCAATAGAAATATTCAATTGCGGTAGATGAATCAGAAGGGATATCAACATATCCTGTTGCGGTGGTGTAGCCAACCATCACGGCGGTTCCCACATCGTCAACAGTTGCCCGATATATTACATACCCCGGGGCATTGTTGGCATCAGTCCAGGACACCATGATCTTGTTAAACCCGCCAGTTGCGGCAACATTAGAGACCGGCGATAAATTTGGAGTAGAAGAAGATGGAGTAGAAGAAGATGGAGTAGAAGAACCACCGCCACCGGCAACCGTTTCAGCAGCACCGACAACAACGGAGCCATTAACAACAGCCACCTGGTGTTGTGCCAAGGCCATAATTGCCCGTTTAATTTCGGGGCTTACCTTGCTTGATAAAGTGGGAATTGGGACTTTATTTACCGCCATTATACTTCGCTCACTGAGTTACCGATTGTCACGGATTTAACACCATGTTTCGAGGTTATCTTGTAGCTCCATTCGTCAGACAGAAAACCACCACTTAACGTGAATGGTTGCTTAGTGGAAATATATTTATCGTCAGTAACGCTGCCATCAGCAGTAATTTGTATTCTCACCGGATAGCCTGATGCCCGGACACGGCACCGGCTGAAATTAGTTTCTCTGCCGAGGATAAATTGCTTTGAGGCCCACGTCATTTCAAGCGCAGTTCCGGCATCAAATTGGACAATATCGCCATTCACCACCAAAAACAGATCACCACTCCCTTTGTCCACATACGCTGCATCGGCATGAATATCAATGGTGGTCAGGTCGCCGGTTTTTATATTGAAAATGAAACCACCGTCAACGCCATTAACAGTGTTGAAACCAATATAATTGTCGCCATATTTAGCACCTAAAAGTGTTGACGGGTTGACGTAAGATACCCAGCTATTAGGCTCGACAACCTCTTTTGTGAGTAATGCGGCTGTGCCAACACCAGCAGAAGCCAAACCAAACGGGCTCGGGAAAATAACAAGATTTCCCATATCAACCGTGCCTCGCTTGCTTAAGCAGGCATGACCAACCTCAAATTGCTCTTTATACATGCTTGCCGGGTCGTTACCTGTAAGGATATATGGCTTTTCATTCGCCGTTGTGACTAAAATGCTGTTACCGAAGGCCCCCGCAGAGACGATGCCGCCCGCAAATGGAACACGATACCGAACAGGCCAAGCGTGTGGCAAATATGGTTCCGAGATACAAAGCTCATCATCGGTAAAACCTGCAATACTGCCGTTGGCAAGCGCAAACAAGCCTTTCATGCCACTGGGAGGCGGGTCATACTCATCAGAGGTTATTCCGCTACCAAGCGCAGCGTTAAGCGTAGTATCAACATAAGTGGTCGTCGTTACGGGGATTTGAGTAAGGAACTGGTACACGCCATCATTCAGACGGTAGATATTCTTGGCCGTGATGTTATAAGCCCCTGTTGGGCCGGTACTCGGGCAGGTAACTGTCACCGAATCGCCGTCTGTGATATCGAACAAGCCTGATGGGGTTACTGGCGGCCCCTCTTCACCGTAGGCTGAGACATAAGTGTAGATATAGGCACGAGATTGAATATTATTAGAATCACTGGGAGTGCCAGCAGATTGTGTCGCTGCGCTGTCCGGGGCAGGAACACCAAGTACTAGGTATGAATTTGGGTAATTTGTACCACCACCAGTTGTCGCGAGAGTTAAAGTGGTCATCCGTGGCTCTGCTTCGCCTGTCCAGTACACCCGGCCATAAGCATCATTAGCCAGGGGAGATTCAACCACATCAACTTCCTCCAACCAGTGGAACCAATATTGATCCGCATACCGCCAGATTGATTTGATTGTCCCTACCTTTGTGGGATGCCAGACAAGCGCCGTATCATTTAGCGGCCGCATTTCGCCCGAGGTTAAAACGCAGTTCTTCGCCTCGGTTGCAGAGTTATTTGGCAATAAATGTGAAGCGTATTTAGGTGCTATGCCCGAGAACGGCCCTCCGCTAATCATATCAGTCCTTTTAGACGTTTGGGGTTACTCTTATTCTGGCCTTTACTCCGCCCTGCGCCACATCAACTCCGGCTTCAGCAATGCCTTGGTTGAACAATTTGAGATAATAGCTTGCCATATTACCATCACTCCACTTCTGATTTGGCATTGACATCAGGTAATACTTGGCTCCGGCCGCAATCGTTTCATAATGNTCATTAAAAAGATGGTCTTCAACTGCAGTTATGCTCGNTGTTGGTTTNAATGAAACCCGCAAGGATATAGTGCCATCTACAGNAGGGGCAGGCACAACTGTAACAGTAGTGGGGACTGTCCTTACGTAATACAAAGGGTCTCCGGTCTCAGTCCGCCAATTAGGGTATTTTGTTTTTAAGAAACTAACCGATTTAGGGAGCAATGGAACATCGCCCCAATTCATTTCGAGGATATCAACGACAAGAGAGCCGGCAGGTGGGACAAGGGCGAATCCGGTGTCCAGCGCAGTCATTGATATGTCTGGGTGATCATATTGCCAGACTTTGGACCTTTTGCACATCTCAATGGTAGCCTGCACAATCTTAGCCTTAACCAGTAATGCCGGGCAACCAATTACTTCCGGCGCAATGTAAGGGACAAACTCTGTAATATTAACCGTCATGCTCTTGCCTCAGTAGGTGGTGTTCCTGCTCTGTCTTGCACATTGGGAGAATATTTAATCCTGTTTTGCGTTTTAATATTAAGCAGATTGAAAAAATTATTTAAGTGGTTATTGGCCTTGGCTGGGTCTCTTGCATCTGTCTCAGCACTCAAGGCCATATACAAGCACCATTCCGCCAAGGCCGGAGCAAATCTATCCGGGACACCAAGGTTGCTATATGCCCCTACGCAGTCCGTTGGTGCCGTAGCATATTGAATACCTGCGTAAACCGCTGTCGTGTCGTGTACCGGAGGGTATACCATGAAATTTGTCGGCTCGTTTTCATTGAACATGAAATTTTCAACGGTTGTCGCCGGTGTGGTTGCCATCCATGACGGGTTAAACGCACTTAGCGAATCTTCATCACAGAGAAAAATCACATCCCCAGGGGTGTTACCGTCCACTCCCTGGTTATTTGTCATGCCAAGGAACCTTGTAGCTCCAGCAGGGCATGTTTGGTCTACACCGGGGGATAATTGGATTGAAGTGGTAACAGCCACAGCGGAAGGGAAGATATCAGCTATAAGCATCTGCCCTGAATTGATAAAAGGTATCCAGGAGTCGCCCCACTTTGTACCGCTATCAACAACTACCTTTTCACAAAGGTCTATTACCCACTGCGCTGTCTTACTCATTTATTTTTGCCTCAAAATTGCAGCAATTTTCTGGCGAGTAACACCCATCTCGCTTGCTATTTCCGTGTGGCTCTTCCCTGATTCAATCTTTTTTTGGATATAATTGATTAAGTCATTACTTGCGCCAACCTTTGTTAATCCGCCAAGTTTGGTATCCGCATTGCTTGGCTTTTCAGTTTCGGCAGGTGGCTCTTCTGGATTGTTTACTATAATATCATCATTTGAGGCATCGCCAAACTGGTCGATCATGTTCTTAATCTGCGTCCTGGCATCATCAATAGAAAGAGAAGGATCAACCTTGTAGCCACTAAAATTGGCAAATGCAAAATTAGCTAATGCTCCCATATCCATACGATCAACGGAATCACGGACAATATCTGCCTCTGAAACCTCAATATTCTTAACCGGAGCAACCGTAGAGTCAGTATTAGCACGTTTTCTGGTGGAAACAAACGAGTCACTGTGCTTCAGGAACTTTTTAGCAACTGAGTCATGCACAATATGAACTGTTTTGTTTTTCTCCCAAACAAGGCCAGTGCCGTAAATATTGTCAGTATATGAGGGGTGACGCCCTATGTATTTTATATTCATGCCTTACCTCGAAAAAAACAGGAGACTAAGCTATTCCTAGCCCCCTGTTTTTTAGTTACTAACCAATTAAGGGGTGCCAGTCAATACACAATCAACCATCACGTCCATACGTCCAGCGGAAGCGTGTGAGGCTCCACCGATAGTCAAAGTCAGGTACGCATCCTTTGGCAATGTTACCGGAGTAACTGTCTTGTTGGTCGCTCTCGTGCGAGAGGTAGCCGCAGTGGAAAGAGAAGCTGCAAAATAATCCGCATCCTGTGGGACATTTGCATCATCAACACCATCAACATAGGCAAACCCGATAGTCGCAGTAGTCGAAGCAGTAAAAGCATCAGAGATAATAGCAAGTGCGTCAACCAACTTTGCACCAGCTGGGAGAAGCCCTATCCTAACTACGTCACCGTTAGCAACGGCAGCAGTTTTGTCGCTGTCAGTCATTACACCGGAGGTATTAGTCTGAAACGTAGATTGCAGAACAGTTTTATTACCATAAGGAACACCGCCGATCTGCGCAGCGGTAAGAACCTTGTTTTTTGTTACATTAGCCATAATTAAATCCTCATTTATGGATTAATAAAGAAAATGGCGGCCTGTTACAGCCACCATGGAATTATCCGAGCGATACAGCGGTATCAATGCACATAACCCCGTGATCCGTGTATTCCTGCTGGTTGCCGTGGTCGATCAAGAACCTGATCTTGCTGCAACCATTGATCATTCCAACCAGAATTTCCAGCTTGTCACCATGGTCAAGCTCTTTCTCACTCCAGAAGAAAGGATTGCCGGTTTGGCGAGTTTTGCCGAATGCCTGAGCAAGGGACTGGCCACCGAGCAGAATTGCACGATCAACAGCATGAGTAGTGCTGAAAGCTGCCGGCACAAGGTCGGTAGTGGTTTCGGTAACAGACGTTTTAGATTGACACCAGTTTAACGGGTCGCCAGCAAAGAAACGGATAGG